TCCCGATGGGATTCTATTTGGGGAGGGGTTCGGACCCAAAATCCAGTCTGGAGGTTATTATCTCGATCGCCCCGGTTTCTGTCTGTTTGATGTTAGGGTGGGCAAATGGTGGTTAGAAAAGGATGTCGTGCGCCATAAGATCGCAGAAGAACTCGGCGTGCTTGCGCCTCCTTGTTTATTACGCAATGCAACAGAACCAGAAATAATTGAGTTGGTAAAACAACGGCCCTTCAGTCGCTTTGCCCGAAACGATCCCGAGCACCAACACATCATGGAAGGCGTCATATGTCGTCCTAAAAAAACCTTACTATTTAGAAATGGAGAACCCCTCATGTTTAAATTAAAATGTAAGGAATTTTAATGATTTGGAATGGAAAAAGAAAAAATTATTCCAGCGAAAGATTTAAAGATTTTGACAATCTGACACTAAGTTTGAAAAATCCAGACAATCTTTTAGCCGAGGATTTGCACATGATTTTAGATGCGCTCTTGTTTTTGGCTGAAGAGATACAACGAGTAGATTATTCCTTAGAGTGTTTGGACAATGAATACAGAGGCTACGACCCCTAGATGGAGTTGGCTTTCAAAATTTGCAATGTTTGCGAGCAACACAAATTTCTTCATGAATTCGTAGGTAAACGCAGCCTTTGTAAAGAATGTTTCAAATTAATTAAAGCTCCTACTGAAAGAGATATTCTTAGAAAAAATGAAAGTCTTCGGATTACAAAACATTTCGGAAGATATGGGAGACGTACATGAGTGTCCATACAGCGATTTTATGTCCCAAGTGCAAAGATATTATTGGAACGCGGACTTCTACATGGGAAGGCAAGACAACAATTAAAAAAGATCAAAATCACAAATGTGAAGAAATGCTGTTTAGACAACAGACTTCGGCGGAGTCCCCAATTTCTCTTTCGAAACCGGAATGTAGCCAATAGAATCTGAACGCATCTTGGCCATTGGATTTTTCATGCCACGGCCATAATAGAAGCCCATGCCAGGCGATTCATTAGGCACATTGCCACTACCTTCGCCAGAAATGCCCCCCCTTCCAAGGAAATTCTTAGGATTGTATGTACTACCCTTTTTTATCTTCGCCACAAATTTCTCTCGCTTTAGACAATTGACTTTCTGTAGGTGGCCTATAAACAAAATCAGCAGAATATTTTTTGTTTGGATCACACTCAGAGCAAAAAGCGACAAAAGCAGATTTGCCTATAATCGCATTTCCAGCCTTCTGTCCGCATTTGCATTTTATAATTGCTCCTGTTGAATCATGCATCGAGCAAAAATCAGCCGAAGGAAAGCGAACTTTCTCAATAGAACCGTATTCTACGCCCATTATCCCCTCTTGTCTTCGCCATTGAATATCTCATCAGGTGAAAAACATTTTGCCTTCATTGGGATAGGGCCAGATTCGTAGGAAGAGGGTTTTTCTGTTCCCGTAGGCGTTCTAAAACCCATGCCATAGGAATCGCCGGCCTGCATTGAGCAACTTGTTCGGTTATCATAGGTTGGAGCTTTATAGTTCCAATCTTTTTGGCCTTCTTGGGCTCTTTTACGGGGGGCTATGGGATCTTTTAGGACTTTATTCATTATTTTTCACCCAACTTTCGGACATTTTTTGATAACCCACTTCATAATCTTTCATCATTTCGACAGCTTCTTTGGAAGGAATAGAGGTTAAAAACTCCCACGCTCTCCTCTGGTCCCCTCGCGCCATTATCTCTTCGAGTTTTTTCCAATCCATGATTTATACCAACTTATACTCGATTTCATGTATAATCCACTATAACTAGCTATATTTAAAGACACCTTTGGCTGGGTCGACCTTTTGGATCAAGACGTGAAATCTCCGTTGAGTTAATTAGGTAGTCCCAATCACTTGCCCACTCACTTTTCTTAGTAACGATAACCAGGTTTCATTGGTTTGCTTTTAAGCTTGCCTTCACCAGACATTTGATCTCTACGAATATCTTCAGTAGTTTGATCATATTCGCCAAGCTTTCCAGCGCCCTCAGCTGATCTTTCTTCTTTCATTTTACTTTCCATGGGGAGAGGCACGCCTTTACCGCGAGATCCCATCCATGCTTTGTGATCGTCAATTCTTTGTGCTTTTGACATATATACCTTTAAGGTTGTCTTTCTATCTAATTTTTATTTTAACAGGTAGATAAATGTAGCGCAATTAGATGTTCAAACATTCTTGACATCGGCATTGATACCATCCGTTAAATGATGTAATTTTACCTGGCTTGCTGCAATTTTCGCATATTTTTTCGCTTGCCTCTTCGGCATCTTGAATCAATTGATCTAAATCGTCAGTATAGCTTTCTAAATAGAACCTTAGAGCGCCATATTTTTCCTTTACCTGGCAAGCTTTTGGCTGAAATTGTTTCTTTTCAGAGATGGTTTTTATGTTGGAAATTAAATCTTTTAACATGGGAAACCAGCCGTCACCACATTCAAAACCAAACAAATGCATGGGTCGATTATTGGGAATGTCAGTGAATAATTCAGGATAGATATCGATTAGCTTTTGAGTATTTTCAGGAGACATCGTCTAAAACCACCTGTTCGGTAATTTCTTTAAAAGAATAGGCATTTTTCATGAAGCAATCATAGCATTTATCGAATCTTTCTATCATTTCACCCGTTTTCATGTCCTGTAAGCCCGTATCATGCATTTTTCCGCATTCAATGCATTTTCTGGAATATTCTGACACTTCACATCCCTTGGGCCTCTTGACCCTGCATTTGTTGACCCTGTTGCTGCTGTTGTTGACCCATAGAACCCATTTCCAGGCCATTCATCAATTTCGAAAGGAACTCATTAGAGGCGGCTTCTTCATGAGCTTGGTCTTTCTCAGTATCTTCCATGAAAGCCGATTGTCTGTCAAAGGATTGGATGTCGTTTATCTTAAGCGAAGTTTCGATTTCTCCATACCGCGCAATGACATCGACCATTTTTTCAAGCGCTTCCATTTTAGCTTTAGTTGAGAGCGCACGGTTTTTGCTAACTTCGGCCATGCGTTCTTCAAGGAGGCCGATATTGCTTTCAAAACGCCCGTAGCGTTCTTTTGCGGCAGCGATGGAGTTTGTTGCTTTTGCATAGAGATCCTTAAGTTTGGCCTCTTGGAAGGCATGTTCAATGGTTTGTGCTTCTTGTTGTACGGCAGCCGCCTGTTGCTCTTGTTGCTGCAAGAACTGTATGGCCTCGGCTTTGCCTGTGATATTCAAATGAGGCACGATCATGGAAGGGGGAAATACCTCTCTACCAAAGGCAGCGTTGATATCCATGAGAGATTGAGCTTGCATGTTTTGCTGGGTGGGTGTCAATTCACCTTCTTCAACAATCACCTGGAATCTTGCGAAAATCTTGGAGAAGAAATAAGGCGACGGCTCTTCACCGATTAACAGCTGAACTTTTTCAGCATTCCAATTATGGAGGCAAATTTGAAGCAACCTTTCGCCCAATATCTTTTTAGCCAAATCCCACTGGTCGAAATACTTTTGAAGTACCATCAGATTGGCAGCTTGCTTAATAAGAGTAGTAAGCGTTGAAGACTGCTTATCATTTTGGGCAGCCCAGCTCTCCAGATCCACACCCGAAGTACCAAAGATAAGAGAACGCAATTGATCTGCAAGAGCCATATCTGAAGCAGGCACTTCAGAAGGGATGATTTTTTCGCAGTCGGTGAGTTCATAGCCCTCATTGATGATAATATCCCAGCCCTGGCCAGAACGTTTTAAATTGTCCTCATTGCCGACAGCTCCTATTTTCCTTTTCCATCCTTGATTGATGGTGGCTTCCGAAATATCGTGATTAATGATGATGCGACGATTTAATAAGTAATTAGAGTCGCGCATAGTTCTAACTAAACCACGACATCTTAAATCATAGTAATTAATGTGCGGTTCATAATTCCAAAACACAGGAACAAAAGGGCAACCATCAAACCCCAAAGGATTATCACCTTGGTACATAAGCTGATCATTAAGTACTACAGCAAGCTTCCAAGCTGGAACTTCGACAGTGACCTCTTCCATGTCTGGAATAGCATATAGAATTTGTTCAAGATTGGCATCGCCTCCTGCAAAATCGAAAAATTGATTGCGCGTTTTTGAGTATAGCCTTTTCTTTTTTTTCTTCCACTTATACCATACATACGAAAGAACCATTAAGTCATTGCGTGCCATGTTATAGTTTTCGGGGAGAAAGTAAAATGATCCGTATCTTTGCGGAGTACCTGCCATTGGCGCAATGTTTTGTAATCGATCGGGAAACCGGAACTCCGCTTCTTTCTTGCTTATATATTCTTGGCACCAAACAAATTGTGCATCTGACATGTCATAATTGCGAAAGTACGGATCTACCAGAAATGAATTGTATTCCCACAACTTTACTTTTAGTTGACCCTGAGCCGGGTCGTCTCCATTGAAGTCGAGATAAGGCTGAAGGAGCGTCAATCCGGTAATACAGGCCTGTTCAGCGGCCCTAGAGAACTGTTCGTGAATACCTTCAACATTGGCAACGTGCGTAATTAGGCGCGTATATTGATCTGTCGTCTGCGGATCGGCTCCCTCAGCAGGAATGTAATTGAATCCCTTACGGTGCTGCCTTTCATAGCCAGTGACCATGTTGACAGGTTGCTGCAACAAGTTGAAATAGAAGTTCTGATAAGCAGAACTAGGTGTAAAATTAAAGTACCTATTAATAAATGTTTGAGAACCAGCATAGAAAAGTGTATCAATATTACTTTGATTCCAGCGAGCTTGTTCTATGGGCTGGAACTTACTGTATAGGTTATCCAACCACTGACGGACATTGCCCTGGTTCGGCTCTAGATCATTATTCCAGGGAGGATAATAAAACGACAAATTGCCTCAAGAATGTTATATGACTTCTTAAGGCAAAACATATCATTAAATATTTTATTTACGCTAGTTAAGGAGAAGTTGGCATTTTTCAATGCAAAATACAATCATCGGTAGCAAGTTACAAGGGATGCGTCCCGAAAGCTAAAGAATAACTCTTCTCGGCGCGTTAATAGGTTTATGGCGCTCATTGACATGGCTTGCATTTACAAAGATGGGGTAGCCTGGACAGTCTATAACGCCAAGATTTGGCCTGTACATACCATAACCTTCGTGGATGTGCCCGAAGACGTGTAATTCGGGACGCACTCGTGCAATGGCATCTAATAAGTCCCTGCAACCTGCATGTTCTCCGTCGTACGTGACATCAAGAACTCCATATGGAGGCCCGTGAGTAACTAATATGTCAGTGTTGTTAGGGATCAAATCCCAATGCTTCTTTATCGCTTCGCCACGATCGGCCATGAAATGCCAATTGGAGAAAGTTGGTGTATATGGAGAGCCCCAGATTTTGAAGTCTTCGAATTCGGTGCCGGAATCGCAAAGATAATCAATCTTTCTGCCAGACATCCAGTCACATTGGGCAGCAATTCCGTCGTGATTGCCAGCGATCAACACGATCTTTTTATATTTCTGGCACCGCAGCCATTCCTTTTCAAAGTCCTGCACCTCATCGAAGTAATCATGGGCGGTCCAATCCCCCGCCACAATAAGCAGGTCCCCGCCTGGCAACTCGGGGTAAAAGCCATGTAAATCAGATATGCAATCAATGATCACAGCAAGTTTCCTGCTCTTTACAATGGGGACGCAAGGCCTCATTTTTCCCAGAAAACACAAGTACTAGAATCCGTTCTTTTTCTTCGCCAGAGACAAACTCCAGGGCTTGCATATATCCCATTTGATGGTTATCCCAGTTATGCAAAATAACGTTGTCTATGCCCTCTTTCTCAAGGAAATCATTCCAACGAGTCACAAAATCGGCGTTTAGTTCCATTTTATCTTCCATCTTTAGCACTCATAAGCTATGACATCTTCATCTTTAATAATGTAAAAAGTTTCATCCCCCGATTTAATTTCAAAGGCCTTATATTTATCGATATAGACAATATCGGCTTTAGTCAAATAATGACCCTCACCAACTTCCACGACCTCGTAACGATCCTGTTTTGGCATGGAATCGGGCAAGAGCAAGCCGGATGCCGTCCTCTGCTCTTCGTGCTTAATCTTCTTTAAAACAACTCGATCACCGCATGGATATAATTTTGTCATAATCCCTCCTTTTCTTTGATATCGCGCATATCCCAAATAGCACGGGTAATGTCCGTTAAAACTTGCCATACTTGCATCTCGGAAATGTCAGCAGCGGCTACGCTAGCGGCAAATGCCAGCGCCAATGAAGCGATTGTCTCTTCCTCACCCAGACCCCTTCGCTCGAGTGCTTTCACAATGGCCGAAGCGATTATCTGTTCTTCGCAAAGAGAGTCGCTCATCTAAATCCATAATTATTCAATGGTTGGGCCCCGTTCATTAATTGTCTATTTCGCATATATTCGCCTTGGCGTGCCTGCTGCTCTAGCTTTCGATTATATTCATCCTGATCAAACGTAACGGGCTTGTGGGTCTGTATAGCGTATCTAAGGGCATCGAGCGCATGGTCATCTTTCTTGAGCGGCTCATCTTCCCCTTTCTCACTAGATTTTGGATCCCAAACATAACTCTCTATCTCGCGAATAAGGTTCGGGCAGTCGGCGCAAACAAACAATTTGCCAGCCTTCATGTCGCTCGTCATTTTGTTAATCCCATTAGAAACATCATTATCAGCATTAACGGGATGAAGGCCGATTCTCTGGAGATCCAACCGAAAATTAGCAGCAGAAGGATCAATGTATATCGACTTGACAGAATACGGCTCCAGCCAGCTTTTAATTTCACCGGCAAACTCGCTTGAGGTCTTTTGACGTCCCGTTTTTTTTGAATCCCAGTAATACTCCTTCTCCGCCCACATCATAGGTTTATCTTGCGTGTACTTCCCGCAATTGACACCAACCAAGATAGCAGCAAAAGCGTTATTTGTGCCGTAGTCAATACCGACGATCCAGTAATCAGCAGCGCGAGGGGGCCGATTGACAACGTACAAAGAACGATCAAAGAAATCGAATATCGCACCTTCTGCAAGACACCACTCTCCCAAATAATTACGTTTATAAAATACTCCAGATAAGCTGTTCTTTATCCTGTCTTTGTATGATTGTTCAAGAAAGGGGTTATCTTCAAGGGTAAATTTAAGTTCATAATAATTTGGATCCCCGGCTTGCGCCTTATCTATCCATTGCTTGATCTTATGCGATGGATGAGAAGGATTACAGGTGCCAATAAGCATTGAATGGGGATTCGATAGGCGCGTGTCGATCATGTCAATAATGGATTCTGGAAAGAGTGTCATTTCATCGCCATAAACTAGACTCATCGTCTTGCCTTGGATAGCGCCAATAGCCCCGGAATCTTTTGCCCCCACCGTCGATATGCATTTTTCACGGTACAAAAGTTCGCGATCGCCCCTTTTCCATGTACAGTATGGCCGGAAGATAGCAAATGGATCGCAGGATGGGTCCGCCATAGGCTCCAATATTAGCCGTATTGCGTTATCGAAGATTGTGGACGCCGTATGTCCAATCATCCAAATCTGGCTATCCGGACACAAATGAACGGCTTGCATGAAACGAAAAAGCGTCCCAACCGTCTTGCTAGATCGCACCGAACCATGTGCGATATTGATCTTTTTTGTGCTTTGTAATATAAATTCAAGCTGTTTAGGGGCGAGAAGGTCTGGCATCAAGGCCTCGTATATAGTTATAAAATATTTAATATCACATGGTAATGCAATGAATCAAGATCAACATGACCCATATCCAACTGAAGAAGAGGTTAAAAGAGCCCTTTGCGTCATCTATGAAGCCTTTGGTCTTAATTCAATTAATCACTCAACTGGCGCCTCTGCGTGCATGTCTATGGTCTTGACGTTTTTAAATGCTTCTCGCGTGTCAGAGCGGGGCATTAACCAGGTATTGGAAGCTGTGGCCGCTGCGCAAAGCGAAATATATATCCATGCAATGAAGGTTATTAAATGAAAGGTAAACACGTTCTCACAAGCGACCAAAAGCTAGAATGGTTCGGTAACGGCGAGTGGGTTGAGGAACCAGATCTTGTCCCATTCGACCATGAGGGAATTGAATGCGTCGTTAAGAGAATCATCATTCAAGAATGGGATAATTCTTTTCATATGGGCCACCTATGCGGGTATGTGAGAATTCCAGAAAACCACCCTTGGGTTAATCTTAATTATGGCGACATCGACGTAGACGTCCATGGCGGGCTTACATATAAACACCAACACGGAGATGGCACATGGATAGGTTTCGATTGTGGCCATTCCATGGATCTGATTCCCTCAATTGAGATGGTACGTAAAAAAAACCCCTGCATGCCTTTTAGCGATATCCATGAAAAGATGAAAAAGAAGTTCCCTGATTCAGGGCTATTAAATCCCACCTATAAAAACATAAACTTTGTTGTATTAGAATGTAAATCACTTGCCGAACAGGTAAACAAAGCAATGGGAAATAAATGACAAAATCAATCAAAGAACTGGCAGAAGATTTATTTACCGCTTCCTTAATAAGTTTACATGATTTAATCAAAAGTGGAAATGTGATAGAGAAACGCGAGCTTGAATTCTATAAAAATACAATTATAGGTGGCATTCATTGGATAGAACACAGGAATGATGATGATCAATCAAGTTAAGTGCCCCCACTGCGACCAGTCACTTCCAATTCCAGTTACCAGAACAACACTGCTGCTGGCCGAATCTTTGAAACACATCGATTTAGATAATATTGAATCTGTAAAAATTATTGTTGGTTTAATTAAGAAAATAGAGACCATGCAAGATGATCAACAGAGCTAAATGCAAGCTATGCAATAAGGTCATCGAGAGTCATTTGCCTGACGAAATTGTTAGATGCGATTGCGGCACAATTGCCGTCATGGATGGATCGGCCATGCGCGCATATTGCCAAGACAATCGCTATTCAGAATACTTTATCCGCGTGGATGATCTGGGCCATGAAATATCCGTGC